ACCTTTTATCCTTTGTCTGACTATTTATAGTAACGGAGGGTTAGAGAATGTCAAAACCTACACTTACGCCCAAACAACAGACGTCTGTGATTGTATTGCCGTCCGTTGGGACTGTGGCAAATGTTTCTGATGCACTGCCATTAGGGATATACGCAATTGAGAGTGATTTCTTGTCTGGTGCCGCAGATCAAGTTGCTTATACATTTAAGAAACTAGGTGGCGATGTATTAGATCTAGAGATAACAGAGGCTACCATATATGCGAATTATGAAGAGGCGGTATTAGAATATTCTTATATTGTCAACTCGCATCAAGCAAAGAACATTCTCTCAGACTTGCTCGGAACCACTACGGGCTCATTCGACTCTGATGGTACTTTAAAGGACAGCGATCTTAAGACTAGGCTATCGGGTACCGGAGTCCAACAAAGGTTCCCTAGGTTTGAATTTGCGTACGCACGTCGCATCTCTGACGGAGTTGGTGTCGATGCTGGAGTTGGAGGTAACGTTAACATCTACTCTGCTTCTTTTAACACAACTGCCAATACACAAGACTACGATCTTCAAAGCATTTTATCTGCATCTTCCGCTCTTGGAAAAGACAACGGAACAGGAAATGTAGTACCATGGGCAGGAATGGTGGGCAATAAGAAAGTTGAGGTAAGAAAGGTATATTATAAGACTCCAAATGCAATGTGGAGATTCTATGGATACTACGGTGGCTTGAATGCCGTCGGAAACCTTTCAAGTTATGGACAGTTCTCTGATGATTCGACATTTGAAGTAATCCCAACATGGCAGAACAAAATGCAAGCAGCAATGTTTGAGGATGCCATATATACAAGAAACTCCCACTTCTCATATGAACTCAGAAACAACCACCTAAGGCTATTTCCTACACCAAACAGTGTAACTGCAGCAAAATATTGGTTTGAATTCACTATTCCAGCAGAACCTTACCTTACTGCTGGTGCAGATATCGGGATCAAAGGTGTCAACAACATGAATACACTGCCATTTGAGAATATTCCATATGTGAATATCAATTCAATTGGTAAGCAATGGATTAGGAGGTATTCGCTTGCACTATCGAAAGAAACTCTTGGACAAGTTCGTTCAAAATTTGGTAACGTTATCCCCATTCCGGGCGAATCTGTTAGTCTTAATGGTGATTCTCTCTTATCACAAGCAAAAGAGGAACAGAACGCACTCAGAGACGAAATGATTAAATTATTAGATGAATTGACATACACGAAGTTGGCGGAAGACGACAAGAACTTTGTTGAAAACGCTGGAGCGTTACAGAAAGCAATTCCATTGACGATATTTGTGGGGTAACTGAATGTCAAAGAAAGATAATAAATGGACACAACCAACAGCAGCACCTCCTCCCTTATTTACAGGAAAAAAGGAACGTGATCTTGTTAAGCAAGTCAATGACGAAATAATTGAAAGAGTCATTGGACAAACCGTCGCATATTATCCAATTGATTATAATACTACTAACTTTCACCCAATTTATGGCGAAGCAATCGAAAAGAATTTTCTACCTCCCATCAGAGTACATGCTCTAATTGAATGGGAAGGTATTCAGTCTTCATATACAGATAAAATTGGAATTGACAAGCAATCAACGATTGTAGTACACTTTCACAAGAGAAGATTAACAGAAGATCAAGACTTATATGTAAGAGAAGGAGATTTTGTTCTTTACGGAAGCCTGTTTTATCAGATAGTCACCCTTCAAGAGCCAAAAAGACTCTATGGGCAGATTGAGCATAGATTAGAGATCACTGCCAAGTGTATCAGGGCAAGAGAGGGGTTATTCAATGCAGAATGATATAGGTTTAGAATTTCAGCCATCGACAATTGAAACAATAGACGCTGCACTATTGAGATACTTAGAATCTCTTAATTTGCACTCGTTGACAAATAAGGGTTTCGTTCCAGCACCTATTGTGTGGGTTGGGGCTGAGAGAACTTATCAAATAAAGAATGATCTAACCTTAAGAGATTCTGAAGGTTTGTTGACGATTCCGTTAATCACGATCGAAAGGAAAGAAATTCAAAAAGATCCAACCAAGTCTCCAATACCTTCTAATATACCTGATTATGGTGTAGGTGGCTATATACCAGTCAGAAGAAGAATCGTTCAAGACAAGACTAGTCAGTTTCAAGCGGCTAAGAACACCAAAAAGAATGGCGCAGGTGACGATGTTGGAGTCTCAGATGTAAACTTTAAAAGCCAAAGAAAGTTTCCTTCTAAAATTGCTAGCATGTTTGACACTCGCCCACCGAACTTAAAAGATAAGACTGTTTACGAAACCGTTTACGTACCAATACCTGTATACATTAATGTAAAATATGAAATACACATAAGGACTGAATACGCACAACAAATGAACCAATTATTAACTCCTTTTATATCTGCTGCAAATAGAATGGGAAGAAATCATAAGTACGTTACGATACAACATGATAATCACTTATTTGAAGCATTTATTGATGGCACGTTCTCTAACGATAATAATGCTGCCAAGTTAGATGAAGAAGAGAGAATATTCAATTCAACTGTAACATTTAATGTCTTAGGATATTTAATGGGCGGCGACATGAACGAAGACTCTAATATCGCTAAGACTTACGAAAATATCGTTAATCTAAAAGTATCTAGAGAACGAGTAATACTTGATGATCAGTTCGAAAGACGAAATCCTTCTGGTTCTGATCCTTTTTATAAAGAATAATAGTTCGTTTGGCAAAAAATACTACTATTTACTTTGAATGTTTTATTGATAAACAATCGACTGTTTACTTTATAAAAAAAAGGAGAAGAAAAGCATGTCAATAGATAAATTTAGATTTGTATCACCGGGTGTTCAGATTGCTGAAATAGATCAATCTCGCAGAACTCGTACAGCGGCAGAACCTGGCCCGCTAATTATTGGACGATTTCAAAGAGGGCCGACGATGCGCCCCACAAAAGTGGATTCTTTATCAGAATTGACTGAAATTTTTGGTGACGCTATTACTGGAAGAGAATCCGGCGATATCTCACGAAATGGAAATTACTCTGCCCCCTCATATGCTGCTTTTGCTGCAAATGCATGGTTGGCGAGTCAAGGTGGGGCTACTATCCTCCGTCTTGTAGGAAAAGAATCAGAAAACCTTACAGTAGGCTCTGGAGAAGCAGGTTGGGCAACCGCCGCAACAGTGGCTGGTAAAGGTGGTGCTTGGGGACTTTGGGTTATGCCCTCTGCTTCAGCCATACACTCTGGTACTCCGATAACTGGTACTCTCGCAGCAATTTTTTATTGCGAAACGAATACTGGAGTTGTTATCTCTGGTACTATCGGAGACACTGCCGACACAGGACAAGCCGCAAATACATACTTCAGAACGGAAGACGGTAACTATAGGGCAAAAGTTGTAACAAATGCGGACGCTGTTTCGTCTGTGGCAGGGACATATGATGAAGATGCTTCGTTCAACTTCAATCCCCAGTCTAGACGATTTATTCGTAAAGTCTTTAATACAACTCCACATAACACCAATGATCTTGTAATTCCAACAACTCACGATGAGTCTCGAAAGTACTGGCTTGGAGAAACGTTCGAGGACAATGTAGCACAAGTTCTTGGTTCAGCAACTAAGAGTTACATTTTTGCTGCTCCATTGGTTTCTGGAACTGTCATGTATAGTGATCACGCATATGACGCACAGCCTTCAAAAACTGGCTGGGTTATCTCACAGGACACTTCAGAAGATGCTGCTAGTTATCTTCCTGTTAATATGCAAAAGTTGTTTAGGTTTGTATCTCTTGAAGAAGCAGAGTGGACACAAAGAAATCTCAAGATTTCTATTAGAAACATTAGACTTCCGAATTCGGCTTCTAATGCAAATGCATATGGCTCGTTCGATGTACAAATCAGAAAGATGACAGATTCAGATGCGGCTGTTGAGCCGGTAGAATCTTATGTCGGAGTGAACTTGAACCCTGCATCTCCAAATTATATTGCCTCCAGAGTTGGAGATCAATATGCAGTATGGAGTGATACAGAAAAGAGATATCGCTACTTTGGTTCTCACCCTAATCAGTCTAAGTACATTCGTATAGAAATGGCTTCTGCCGTCGACGAAGGTTCTACAACTGAAGAATTGGTTCCATTCGGTTTCTTTGGGATTCCAAAGCCTCCTAGTGTCGCCGTTGCAGGTGAAGGTACAGCAGGTGGAGCAGATTCTTCTTGGATTCAAGACGCCGCTACTTCTGCCTTCGTCGTCGACGGAAATAATCTCACTACCAGAGCCTCTGGAATATTGAGAGGACTTCCTAACGCCGCTATCACATCATCATTACAATGGCCAGAGCCGAAAATGGTTGTGTCTGCATCATCTTTGAGTTCTTTATCTGAGCCTGCTGATCGGTATTTTGGGGTTGACGTTTCTAGAAACGCCACTGCTTTGTTTGATCAGTCATTGCACGATCTTATGAAGGCTAGAACAAGTACTCTTTCAAAGGACAACTGGGATACGACTGGAGCCATGGTTAATTCAGAGATTTTCTCTTTGGATTGTGTGTCTGCAAGTGCTGCTAATGTACCAGAATACGTATATGTAGAAGGTTCTAGAGCATCAGCAGAATCTCGCACTGCGTTATCTGGAACAGAATCTATCTTAGATGCTGGTTACGATAAGTTTACAATGACTTTGCATGGCGGATTTGATGGACTTGAGGTAAAAGAAATGGAGCCTCTCATCAATAATAGAGCCAGCCTAATCGGCGCTACTGCTGTTGCATCATACGAGAAATACACTCTTATGAGAGCGATTGATACGGTATCTGATGCTGAATTGGTTGATATGAATCTTTTGGTTATGCCTGGTGTTACAAACACTGGAGTAACCGATCACATGATTAATACTTGTGATCGTCGTAGAGATTCTATGGCAATTATCGATATTCCAAATGCTTATACTGCACGTCATGAATCTGCAGAAGGTTCTGAATCTGCAAGAAATGGTGCAGGTAGTTCAAACAAAGTCTCTACTGCTGTTAATGCTGTGAAGCAGAAAGGATATAATTCTTCTTATGCTGCATGTTATTACCCATGGGTACAGATCAATGCTCCTGTCTCAGGGCTTACTACTTGGTGTCCTCCTTCGGTTGTGGCATTGGGTGCTATGGCTTATGGACAAGCAACTCAAGCAGTATGGTTTGCTCCTGCAGGCTTTACTAGAGGTGGATTGTCAGAAGGACGTGGTGGATTGCCAGTAGTTGGTGTTTCTCAAAGACTTTCCTCTAAAGAGAGAGATTCTTTGTACGAAGCAAACATCAATCCTATTGCACAGTTCCCTGCAGAAGGTATCGTTATCTTCGGACAGAAGACACTGCAAGCGACTCCGTCTGCATTGGACAGAATCAATGTTCGACGATTGATGATCTTTATTAAGAAAAGAATCTCTAGAATTTCTTCTACTTTGTTGTTCGATCCTAACGTATCTGCAACTTGGGCTAGGTTCACTTCTCAAGTGGGTCCATTTTTGGATTCAATTAAGACTGGATTTGGAATTGAAGATTTCAAGGTGATTTTGGATCAGACTACTACTACTGCTGATCTAATTGATAGAAACACAATGTATGCTAAAATTTACATTAAGCCTACAAAGGCAGTCGAGTTTATCGCAATTGATTTTGTTATAACTAGACAGGGTGCTTCTTTTGACGATTAGAAAATAAAATGAAGAGAGTATCAGTGCTTTACTGGTGCTCTCACTATTTATATTAAAACAAATACCAAATTCGGAGGATTTTTAAATGGCTTTTTGGAATGATAAGATTGTAGAACCTAAACGTAAGTTTAGATGGCTACTTAGTGTAAATGGGATTCCATATTACACAATTAAAAAGGTGAATCGCCCAACATACGAAGTAGCAGAGGCTGAGCACAAGTTCATCAATCATACTTTCTACTTTCCTGGACGTGTAACTTACAATACTGTATCTTTTACAGTGGTTGATGCTGCCTCTCCGGACGCTGCAGAAACATTAAAGCAAATGCTTTATGCATCTGGTTATGCCTTGCCAAAAGACGAGAACGTCGCTACTCAGTCTATGACTAAGAACGCTTCAGTTTCCGCTCTAGGTAATGTAACTATCGAACTACTCGGTGGTGGTGGTAAGAATAGCCAAGCACCCGACAGACAATCTGCCTTTGGAGCAGGTGCCGGGGCTGTAAGCACTGGATATAATGACGAGGGGACTGTTTTAGAACACTGGACGCTTCATAACGCATGGGTTAAGAAGATTGAATTTAGTGAATTAGATTATGAAGGTGACGACTTGACAGAAATTACTGTTGAACTTCGTTACGATTATGCTGAACTTAACAAGACATCAATTACACCTAATTTTGGTACTCTTGATGTATCTTCGGCAAGAGAACCTAATCTGACTTACAAGACACCATTTGGTGAGATTCCGGTTAGACAAGACTAATATTATCGTTGGAGGATAAATGCGAAATAATGATGAGAGAACAGGGGCTGTCCAAAGTGTGGACAGTCCTGCTCCCACTCAACAAATGGGACAAATGGGACTTAACTTTGTAGCACCTACAGAGTTTGTTGAAATCCCATCAAAGGGTAAATTCTATAAAGAAGGACATCCTTTGAAAGGTGTAGAGGCAGTCGAAATTCGACATATGACAGCAAAAGAAGAAGATATTCTTTCTTCAAAGACTTTGCTTAAACAAGGTGTGGCTATTGATCGTTTTTTGGAATCGGTATTAGTTGACAAAAAACTTGATTCTAGTTCAATGTTGATTGGAGATAAGAACGCTCTAATCGTCGCTGCTAGAGTCTCAGGCTATGGTAATGACTACAACACCGCTGTTGGGTGCCCTAATTGTGGAGCACAAAACAGATGTGAAGTAGATCTTTCAGAAGCATCTTCTCCTTATGCCGGATATAATGAAATGGCATCAGAAGAAGCGCTTGAAGGAGTCGAAGGACCGGACGCTTTGGGTAACTACTATATTACCCTGCCTATGACAAAAGCAAGAGTTGAAGTCAAACTAATGACAGGAAGAGAAGAGAAGGCATTTGCCAAAAGATTGGAACAGAGAAAGAAGAGACGTCAAGCAGAAGCAATGCTTACAGATCAATTCAAAACTTTCACTCTTTCTATCAATGGAGTTAATGACTTGAAGCAAGTGTTTCGATTCATTGATAACTTGCCAGTAAAAGACTCTAGATTCCTTAGAAAGACTTATGCTAAACTTTCACCTGCGCTGAATTTGAAATATGACTTTGAATGTCAAGAATGTGGACATTCACAGGAGGTTGAAGTGCCCATCACAGCACAGTTTTTTTGGCCTGACACCTGATTACATGGAACAAGTCTATGAGCAATTCTTCCTGCTAAAGTATTATGGAAGTTGGAGTTTTATCGAAGCATATAATCTTCCAGTTGCTCTTAGAACTTGGTTCATCGAAAGATTGTCTAAGCAGATCAAAGATGAAGCAGAGGCAAACAAGAAGGCAATGGGTAAATCTCGGAGCAAGTAAAGCGGTTGGAAGCAACCGCTTTCTTTTTGTTTGTACTATTTATTATAAAGATTTTTGGGTTAGAATATGGATAAATTTGTTTTCAATTTTTCGGATAAACTTAATGAGGGTTTTATCGGTACATTCGGTATTACCCTCAAGCAACTTATGCAAAGTATGTTTGGCGGACAAAAGGTACCTATCATTGTCAAAGGTAGCCCTAACGAAATCAAGGCATTTGCCAAGGCTTTAATTCACGAGAAGGACTATTATAAAGTATATAAGAAGTATGGATTAGATAATCCAAAGACATATCGTTCAAAGTATCGTCTTAAGCGAGCAATACACGATTTTGAAAGAAAGACGGGCATGAAGTGGCCGCTTAAGTTTAGATAAGGGGAAATAAAAGATGGCATCTTCAGCAGCATTAGAGAAACTACTAAATTACTTGATTGACATCAAAGCACCAACCAATATGATCGGTGACGTCAAGGACATGATCAAGAAGGCTGAAGCAAAAAACACAAAAGCCTCTAGTGAGTACAAAAAGACGATTGAATCATTCCGTCTAGAACAGATGGATGGCTTTAAAAAGCATCATCAAGCCATTAAAATGGAAATGCAAACGCATGATGATCAGTTGGCTGAGGTTAGGGCTAAGTTTCACGCTGAAGAAGACAAAGGTGTAAAATTGGCTCTGCAACGAAAGCAGGTAGCCCTCGAAGAAGAGAAAAAAATACTAAAGGCTAGAGTAGAGATTGCAGGAAAGGTAGAATCCTTTTTCACTGGCAAGGGACTAGTATTAGATTTTGACAAATCTGCCACTGGTAAATTTCTCAATGATATGCCCGGAGCATTCAATGCTGTCGGCGTGGCAATGTCCTCTGCTTTAAAGCCTGCTAACCTCTTCGCAGCCGGTGTAGGGCAGATGATTTCTGCCACAAAAGAACTCTTTACTAGTTTCGATAAAGCACAATCAAGTCTTTCACAGACAACAGCCACAACTGGCGAATACAATGACATGTTATATGATGTCCAAGAGTCGAACAAAGCATTTAATGTAAGTGTTGAAGACGCCGGACAGGCAATATCTGATTTGCACAATGAAGTTTCGACATTTAATCAATTAAGTTCAGATCAACAAACAGCGCTGACAGAGACAACAGCCAGAATGAAGGCTCTTGGCGTCTCTACCTCCACTAGTGCTCAGCAATTTGATAATATGATACAAGGCATGGGTATGTCTGCGCAAGTCGCTAATGATGCCTCTATGGAACTCGTATCGCTAGGTGACAATATAGGCGTTGCAGCAGACGTTATCTCAAAAGACTTTAATTCAGCAGCAGGTGAACTTGCTAAATATGGTGCAGACGCTATTGATGTATTCAAAGGTATGGCGGCGGCAGCCAAGGCTACTGGTATTGAAATGAGTTCTCTGATGAACGTCACAAAACAATATGATACTTTTGAAGGCGCTGCGACTGCAGCCGGGAAACTAAACGCTATTTTAGGTGGTGGGGTTCTGAACTCCATGGATATGCTCAATGCCACAGAAGAAGAAAGAGTAAGACTATTGGTTCAGTCAATATCATTATCTGGAAAGAACTACGAATCATTAAATAAATTTGAAAAACAAGCAATTGCATCTGCTGCTGGTATCTCTGATATGACAGAGGCAAATAAACTTTTTAGTATGTCTTTAGGCGCTTATGATGAAATGCAAAACAAATCTAGTGCAGCATCTGCAGAAGCAGCAAAATTAGAAGAAAGAGCCCAAGCAGCAACGACGTTCGGAGAAAAACTCAAGATGATCGGGCAATCGTTTGCTGTTGCGTTTTTGCCAGTCTTGGAGTTCGCCCATGGATTCGCAAATATTATATTAGAATTAAACGACATGACAAACGGAATGTTCATCCCATCCATGGTTGCATTAGTTGGAGTGATTGCGTTACTCGCAAATGCAACGGCAATATACAATGGAATTACAAAGATTGGTATGAGTATCACAGCGGCGAGATCTCTCATAACAAGTGGATATGGAAACATTTTGGCATTTGTTGATCTGGTAAAAACGGGATCCAATATTAGAGAAAAAGCAGGTATAGCATTAGATCTGATGAGTATCCCAGTGAAACAAGCCAAGAATATAGCAACCACACAAGAAGGAGTGGCTTCCGGCTTTGCAGCAGGAGGGACTGCTATGCTTGCAAAGGCTATGGCTAAACTTAGTGCTGCAGCCTTGCCATTAATTCCTGCAATCACGGCAATAGGCTTTGCAATTGGTGGATTGGCGTTGGCTTTTGCTGCTCCTTTTATTGCAATAGGATTGATAGTCACAGCATTTAAAGATCTATTTATTGCGATGCTCGATGCTCCAGAGGCTATTGGAGAGGCTGTTGTCGGATTAATGTTGTTTGGCGCTGCTGGCGCAGCAGCATTAATCATGCTCTCCACTGGACTTGCCGCTTCAGCAATGATAATGATAGGTGTCGCTCCCCAGATGCTGGTAATCGCACCAGCACTAGCACTGTTTGCTGGAGCGTTGGCTATAGCAGGCGTCGCAATGTATTTGGCTGGGCATGGACTTCTTTCCTTTGCAAGAGGACTCGCTGCTTTTTCAGAAGTTAGTTTTGAAGCACTTGGAATGGCAATATTATCTTTGACAGCCTTTGCAATTGGGCTGGTATATTTTGCATTTTTCGCAGCGCCAATAATGCTGGCTGTTGGCTTTGGATTGATGTTGTTTGGTGCTGGCTTAGCCATGTTTGCAAATGGATTGGCTCAGTTCAACAAGGTTGGAGTGGAAGCAATGGGAATGGCATTATTATCTTTGATGTTGTTCGGTGTTGGGCTGGTATATTTTGCAGGTTTTGCAACTCCAGTAATGGCTGCTGTTGGCGCCGGGCTGATTCTGTTTGGATTGGGGCTGTTTGCATTTGGATTTGGTTTGGCTCAGTTTAATAACGTTGGCATTGGTGCAATGCTTTTGGCAGCAGCCTCTTTGGCACTGTTTGCATTACTATTAATACCAATTGCATTTATTTTACCTTTCATTGCTGCAGGTGTCGCAATGCCACTAATATATATATCTGTAGCCCTTATGGCTTTTGCGCTTGGATTATCAATGTTCAATAAAGTCGGAGGAAAAGAGATAGCATCAGCAGTTGCTTCTCTTTTGTTTTTGTCTGCCGCTTTGGTGCAAACAGCCGTTCCTCTGGCAGTTGCCGCCGCCTTCATAGTCGGTCCGTTAGTGGGTATAGGATTTGGATTGATGTCTTTTGCCATGGGACTTGCCGCATTTAATAAAGTTGGAGCAGGGGCAATTGTTGCTGCGATTGCATCTTTGGCTTTGTTCGGAGCAGCGATGTATTTCTTTATTATGACGGGCTTACTAGCCGCAATGGTTATTGGGTTTTACGCATTGTCCATCCCATTGATGCTGTTTGGAGCAGGACTTACTATGGTTGGACTTGGACTTCTGTTTATTGGAGAAAGTATACCTGCTTTATTCGCTTTAACTGACGCATTGAGTGTGATCGTTCTCATTGGTGCAATGGGTGCATTAGCAATGGGGATGTTGGCTTACTCAATCATTGGTATTGCGTTTGCTCTTAGCATGCTCCCAGAAAGTAAAACAATGGCATTTGGATTTGCGATGGACGGATATAGCAAAGCAATGGCTGCAGTATCGGCACTGACTCCAGAAACAGCAGAGTTAGCAGAAAGGGTTGTTGCCGCAGCCGGTGAATACGCAACCATTCAAGCAGAAATGAAGATGCCAGATGAAGACGCTTTCGTCCAAGCAATGAAAAATGCTTTTGGCATGGGAGACAAAGGAGATTCAGGCGGACAAGATATTGTCCTAGAGATCAACGGAAGAGAGTTTGGCAGAGCAATCAACGCCGCCATCAACAAGACACATAATCTTCGAATTGACTAATTAGGATATAAGTGAGGATTTAATATGTTTAAGAAGAAAGATGAAATACTTCCGGGATCAGATAAATTTACATCTCCAGAGATGTCTCAGCATGAGAAAACGGAGATAGAAAAGGATCCTGCAACCCATCTTGCCAATCACAGAGGGCAATTTCTAGAAATATACCATATCCCATCTGGGCAATCTATTAAGTTCAAAGCCTACATTAATGACTTTCAGGATAAATATGACTCTGATTGGAACTCGACAGATGTATATGGTAGAATGGATCCCATCCACCAATATCAAGGTACAAAAAGAAATATTTCGCTAGACTGGATTGTACCTGCCTACTCTGTTGCAGAGGCAAAGTTAAACCATAGAAAATGTGGATTACTATTCTCAATGCTCTATCCGAACTATACTGAGTCTAGTGGCGCCACTAGTGCAACATTGATCAGTACAGCACCCCTATTTAAAGTAAAGTTTGGAAACTTGATACAAGATCCGACAACAACCGAAGAAGGGGGTAGTGTCGAGGATAGTGGACTTGTGGGTGCAATTAGCGGATTTACATACGCTCCTAATATTGATGCTGGCTTCATCGATCAACAAGGTGCCAGTGGAAACAATACATATAATCAAGGATTTGCAGGACAACTATACCCAAAAGAAGTTAAATTATCCATGGAATATACTGTATTTCATACTCATGGGCTTGGATGGACAGGTGATAAGAAAAGAGAGCCTCGATTTCCTTATGGCGAGCGAGCCTCAGACGATCAAGGCTTTCAGAGTCGTGCATCGCAAGAGAATATGGATGAACTGGTTGTGGCAGTTGGTATGTCAATTTTAGATTCCTTCATAGGGAGTGAGTAATGAGTAGATTTACAAAAAGAAAAACTATCATCAACAATAACGATCTGTATGATGCTATGGCTGAGGAAAGAGACGTAAAGTATTTCAGACAATACGAAACTCCAAACTTCAGATATCCAACTGCAGCCGAAATGAGAGAGTTAACCATTCAGAAGCATACATGGAAGGCAGGTGATAAATACTATAAGTTAGCACACGAACACTACGGAGACTCAAGTTTGTGGTGGGTTATCGCTTGGTTTAACAAAGCGCCAACTGAATCTCATGTGAAAATTGGTAGTACTGTGTCAATACCGAAACCAATTCAAAGAGTATTGAAATATTTGAGGAATAACTAATGTTCGGATTGTTTGGCGGAGACGCAAAAGATAAAAAGAAAAAATCAAAGTTCACTGATGCATGCTATCTTATGGACTATGTTGATGATATCTCTAGACTTGGAATTGATCTAAGTCCAAACGGATATCACTCTTTCAAGGCGATTGAGTGTGATGCAACCGCTGGTGCCGGAGCACATAAAATTATTGCTAGTTTGACATCAGGTACTGGATTAGAGGAGTTTCTGAAGATAAGCCCAGGTGCTCTATCGGTGCTACAGCCAAAAGTAAGACTGTATAAATTGATTTATTCCCAAGGGGATACCAAGTCTCCTATTGCAACACCAGAGTTTATATTCGATGACTTTTATAGCAGATCAAACATTGATTCTATCTTTGCAGGTAAGAATTTTCGTGTTGGAGGAGTCGGGCTCAAAGATGTCAACTGGAAGTTGAACGGAACTAACCCAGCAGAAGCAGATAAAATTATAGAAGTTGGAATGAGTTTTGAGTTTCAGTCAGCCGCAGATCTACTAGGAAGTCGATATAACCCAACAGATGGTTCCATCAGTGCTGGGATTCCACAAGATGAGTTTCAAGCCAATATGATCGATTTGATACTTCACCCTCCGGGATTCTCCGATTCTCAGGGCACTAAGGCTAGAGTGTCTAGCAAAAGGGGTGAGTACGTGCCGTCATTCTTCAGGATTA